TCACGTCTGCACCTCGTCCCTCTCCGCTAACCATCGTTGCGTTTCTGCTAAATCTTTTTCATAACTTTCATTTATTAGCCGTTTTAATATTTCGATTTGAAAATCTAACTCATTTCTTTTTTCGAGCTGAAATTGCAACATTTTTTTCAGTCTGCAAATTTCGATAGTGTTGTTTATATTCACTTGTTCGCTCCTTTCAATGTCGGAATCCATCGTCCCAAAAATCATCAACTATTAGCGGATTTTCTACGTTCATTCTCTATCACCTCTGGCAAGTAGCATTAGCAAAAGAATCAATGCAATAATCGTTATTAATTCAGCCATTTAGTATCAGACTTCCTATACAGACCACAAATGCAATTAAAACAGTCAAAGCTAAGCATACTACTGTATTTATGTCTGATTTTTCAATGTATTCTTTTCCGTCCTCATCAATACTTATGAGCCCGAAAAATCGTAATATTTTCATTTTAAAACCTCATTTCAGAAATAATGTGAACCATCCGAGTAAAATGTAAATTACTGATATAAACATGCCGATTTGTAAGCAAAATAGATAAATTAATAATGTGTTTTCATGTTTTTTGATTGATTTTTTCATTCTCTTATCTCCACATCTGTGATATAATTAATTTAAATATTATTTCGTAACTCACAGTTTTAGTAAGCTCTAACTTACTATTTATATCTGTGGGTTTTTCTTTTACCAATGCCGCTCAATCGAATTCGCGAATCTATGCTTGTACTTGGGTCTTTTCTTATATTTAATTTGATGATCTAAATGCCTTGATTGAAGTTCAACTAGCAAATATTTTCCAACCGATTTCGGAATGTAATTTGGGTCGTATTTTCGTATTTTGGCAAGTAGTATTTCGACTTCATCAATCATTTTCAGACCTCCTTATATACAAATTTTTTAATCAGCCAATCATTTGCTTTTACTGCATCGAATGCCCACGCTTCACGTTGATTCTTTGTAGCCCAGTTACTAAATTCTGCAAGCTCTGGAAAGTCTTTAATGTTATCTAACCACCACCCATAACTTCGTGGACTAGCTTGCGCAAAATCTTCTAACGTCCAAACTCCGTACAGGAAATTCACATGCCTGTTTTTATTTTTCACAGGACGACCCATTTTCTTATTCTCCTTTCTATTTTAATCAACATCTATTTCTAAAATTTCCGCAATTTCTTTTCTAACTTTCGATGCGTCTCTTTTGCCGTTTATGATGTCTGATAAATAAGGATTGCTAATACCTAACATTTTTGCTAAATCAGATTGTTTCATATTTATTGCTTTTAACTTTGCGTATACCGCAACAGCGAAACGCTGATGTTCTACTGACATGTTTTTGCTCCTTTCTTGTTTTGGTTTTCACGTGATATAATTATTTTTGATTGGAGGTGATTGCAGATGACTTTTTATGATTTTTTAATAACTTATTACCTTAGCGAAAATAGTCCTTTAGGCGATCTAGCTCATGATGTTCAACTAGATGGTAATTTCCCAACAGAAAGCAAAAGCGAAGATGAAATCAGGGATTATTTTTCTAATATTGGTACTCCTGGCTTCCAAGAGGCTTTAGATGAGGCGTTAAATTATTTTAGAAGACTATGACAATTCTTTTAACTTTGCTTAGGTCAATTTCCGGTGCTCCATACTTAGCTTTAATTTCATAATTTTTGTAAAGACCGACTTCAATTTGTTGAATGTTGGTTTTTTTTCTTTTTAAATATCTTTTGTTCACCTCTCCATCACTCCTTTCTATAATTTGTTTAATAATCTTATATGCTGTGCCGAGGCTTCTAGTCTATATTTTGGGTCAACATCTGAGAACATAATCTCTTCTAAGAAGTCCAATTGACGATTGTACCGCTCTTTCTTGTTCAATTTGACAGCAGGTTCTTTTAGTACGGTGATAGTACGTTTATCTCCTTGTCCCGAAACCTCAATATCCCCTCGTGATTTCAATTTTGAAATGGTTACTTTTGCATGATTCTCTTGTATTTCGCAGAAATTAGCGATATCTGAATTGGTTGCTTTAGGATTTTCCATTAAGTAAAATATGATTTTATCGTTTAAAGTCATTATTGTTATCCTTTCTTGTTTAGGTTTTCACGTGTTATAATTATTTTTGATTGGAGGTGATACAATGGCTTATAGAGACTACATTGAAGAAGCGATTAGAAATCTTTACAAGAAAGCTCCCAATGACCCTTCTATTCATACGCTCGAAGAATTTAATCAACAAGACGTTGCTGATACTGTCAATCAACTGCATCTAGAAAATTCAACGCTGATAACCGAAACAACTTTAAACTATTCAAATACTGCTGATATTACTTTTGATAAATGAGGTGAATGATAATGATAAATGATGAACACGATCTAGATAAGTTAGATGCTTTTCAAGAATTGAGCTCAAGTGAACAAGACCAACTGATAGAATGGTGTATTAAAAATTTCAAGAAAATAAAACGAATCAACCGTTCACACACGTCTTATGGTTTAAAACACAAGTTTGAAAACTCTGAGGAAGGATTTTACATAACCAATGGTGCTTTCAAAAAAGCAATGCTTGAAGCCGGTTTTGAATATAAGCCAAGTCAAAGTGTTGATAAAAATTGGTGTTTCAACGTATCTGAAAAATCAATAACAATCTTATCTGATGAATTAAGGTAATATTTCGTTTAATTCAATAATTAAACAATCATGCTGCTCAAAGACCACGACCCCTTCTTTCTTTAAAAGGTTTTTCAGAGCCGTCTTTCCAGTCGGACCCTGTCTTCCTGTTATTAGAATGGGGGTTTTCTTTTTGATTGCTTGATTAATTTCATTGTGTTGCTTTGGTGTTAGATAATCGGGTAATTTCATTTTCCGATTTGCTCCTTTCTACTTTATTAGCTAATTATTTAGCATAATGTTGACAAATTTTAAACTTTAGTGTAGAATCTAGACATAGCTAAATAAGCATACAATTGAGCCATAAATCGTTGGGGAACGAGTATTTTATAGGTTTATTCGTTGACTCGTTTAGCTAAATAATTAGCTTATGAACATAGTATATTAAACTTTAAGTTAGATGTCAACCATTTTCTTTATTAAAATTTAAATTGTTCATAACCAATATGAAAAGGTGTATGATATGACTACATTTGATAGGGTGAAATTTTTAGCCGAGAAACAAAAAATTAGCATTGTTGAACTAGAAGAAAAACTGGGATTTGGTAGGAATTCACTTTATTCCTGGAAGAAAAAAATCCCAAACGGAGAAAGTTTAAAAAAAGTAGCTGATTATTTCAATGTTTCTACAGATTATCTTTTAGGAAGAACTGACAACCCCTATGTCGACAACGACATCCCTCAAGAAGCGGCAACACTTGCAGCTCACATTGATCCCGCTGCCACAGAAGAAGATATGAAAAAAATTCTTGAGTATATTGATTTTATTCAGCAAAAATATAAATAAGAAATGAGATGAATGTATGTATGTGGTTAGATAAATACAGAGAGCAATTTCCTGAACTAACTATTATTGAAGACAGAAATATGCAGGAATTTCATAAAGGATTATATTATAATAGTAGAATATTCGTAAATCCTCGACAAAGTGATATTGAAATGCGTTGCACTTTAGCGGAGGAAATTGGACATCATAAATTGAGTGTTGGTAATATTGTTAATCAAAATACAGTTAATGATAGAAAACAAGAAAAACTTGCGAGAAATTGGGGTTATGAATCACTTATCCCTTTGCGTAAAATTATTGATGCTTATTATGAAGGATTCACTGATTACTACGAAGTTGCGGATTTTCTAGAAGTGACAGAAGAATTTTTAAAACATTCTATAGAATATTATAAAAGTAAATATGGTAACACTGTTGAGTGTAACGGATATGTTATCATTTTTAGAAGTAGTATACAGATTATTGCTTGTTAGGTATTTACACAAATGTGTTTATATAAAAATTTAATAAAGGGAGAATTGGGATGAAAAAATTATTATTGTTAGCAGGTTTATTAATTGTTTTTAGTTTTGGCCTAACAGCATGTGGAAATTCAGCTTATAACGAAAAAGAGGAAAGTAATGAAGAAAGCACTTCTACTCCAAATGAATCCGAGGATTTGGCCGAGGAAGCTCCAGCTGAAGATAACTATACAGATGAATCTTCGGAAACTGATGAAACAGGGTCTTTGAGTATTGGAGATGCAGAATCATTTAGTAATGAAGACGATGAAACCTCGGTGGATGTGATAATAAAAGATGCACAAAAGGTCACTCCTACTGCTGAAGATGAAAGCACCGGTAAATACTTTATTAAAGCCATAGTTGAATTTAAAAATACTGGAACAGAACCTTATACTGCTAACGCGGCAGAATTCTCAATATATGATGGAAACGATGAAAAAGGAGAAGTTTCTTCCAAAGATTTCATGCTAGAAGAAGTTGCACCTGGAAAATCCTATACCGGAAATGTATTTTTTGATGTGAAAAACGACGGACCATACGAAATTCATTTATATGATTCCTCATGGACATGGACCGGAGAACATAATTAAAAAAGGAGACTTGAAATGAGAAAGGGTTTTTTAATAGTTAATTTGTTACTCGCATTTGGCTTCGTGTTGGCTGCTTGTGGCAATGATGACGTAAAACAAAAGAACACAAATGAAACTGAAGAAAGCGAACAGACTAATGATTTGGTCAGTACAAAAAACTATACTATCAATGAGATTAATGAAAATGAAGAAACACAAGGCAAACACTTAGAGGTTGTTGTAAAAGATAAAATCTCAAAAAAAACAATCTGACGAAATAGTTAATAAAGTAATTGACAAATACAAAAGCAAAGTAGATGCACTTTATGTAAACATGCATTACACTGAGGGCGCCTACTCAGCTATATTAAATGCCCGTCACTCTTACAATAAAAATGGGGTCAAAATAACAGGATTAAAAGAAGATAAGGCTGAAATTGAAATGAACAAAAATTTCAATAAAGATAGATAACACAAAAAAACGCCCTCCCCGCAAGAGATAAGCGTTTTAAATACACACATAGAGTATGCAAATATATTTTAACATAGTTTGCTGTACCCTTCAAAAGAACATACGTTCCAAATCAAAGAGGTGGTGCTATTAATGAAAATTAAAAAGTTAAAAAATGGAAAATACGCCGTTCGTTTGCGCATCAAAGTCGACGGTGAATGGAAAGAAAAGCGTTTGACAGATACAAGTGAAACAAACTTAATGTATAAAGCGTCTAAATTATTAAAACAAGCTGAACATGATAGTAGTTATTTAAAAGAGTGGAAATTCAAAGAGTTTTACGAATTATTCATGAAAACTTTTAAAGATGGAAAAAGCAGTCAATCTACAATTAATTTATATGATCTTGCTTATAATCAGTTCGTTGATTATTTCGATGAAAAAATTAAACTTAATTCGATTGATGCTGTGCAGTATCAACAATTTATTAATCATTTATCTGTAGACTATGCAATATCCACTGTAGACACCCGGCACCGCAAAATTAGAGCGATTTTTAATAAAGCTGTCCATCTAGGCTACATGAAGAAAAACCCAGCCATAGGCGCTCATATAAGCGGACATGATGTGGCAAAAACAAAAGCACAATTTATGGAAACGGACAAAGTTCATTTATTATTAGAAGAACTTGCAAAATTTCATTCTATATCACGAGCAGTTATCTTTTTAGCAGTACAGACAGGTATGAGGTTCGAAGAAATTATTGCACTAACAAAGAAAGATATTAATTTCAATAAACGTTCTATAACAGTCAATAAAGCCTGGGATTACAAGTATACTAATACATTCATTGATACTAAAACGAAAAAATCACGTGTGATTTATATTGATAACTCCACCGTTCAATATTTCCAGTCTTATCTTACATGGCATACTGATTATATGAAAGAACATGATATACAGAATCCGTTGATGTTATTATTCATCACCTATCACAATAAACCAGTAGACAACGCTTCATGTAATAAAGCTTTGAAGAAAATATGCAGTACAATTAATTCTGAACCAGTGACATTACACAAGCTACGACATACGCATACAGGCTTATGCGTTGAGGCAGGCATGGATATCATTTATGTAGCTGATAGACTTGGTCATGATGATATTAATACAACATTAAAATATTATAGCCACCTAAGTTCTAATTTGCGTCAACATAATCAGTCTAAAGTAGATGCTTTTTTCACACTAAAAACAGACGAAAATACCACAAATTTTGCCACAAATGCCACAAAAACGACGGAATAA